TCGGCGCTACTATTTACGTCGCACCAAGTCAGCAGGGCATTGCAAATGATAACGCCGTGCCTCCTTTATCACGCGATCTTGCAGAGTACAAAAACCATATGTTTTTTGCTGATATTGAGTCGATCCACCGCCTCACTTTTAGCCTTTTTTCAGTATCAGCGGCGGGCTTTGGAGTAGGTGATACGCTGACGCTCACCATGGGCGGCACGGATGAAATTTATACCGGGGTAGCCGTTGGAAGCTTTGACGCTGCAACGCGTAAATTTGAGGTGACGCCTTCGGGTTCTACAAGCTCACCCGCTGCTAACATTGACGCCACAATTAAAAGCCTTATTCGCTGCATAAACCTAGGGGGCTCATCGCTGTTCTATGCCTATTCAATGAGCACTGGGATAAACGATTTACCGGGTAAAATTCTTATTGAAGCGCGGGCTTTGGGAACTGCCTCATTTACTGCAGTTTCAAGCAAAGCAGCGGCTTTTCAGCCTCAGTTAACAAGTCCCGCCAATACCAATAACACAAGTTCTAATGATAGTTTTAAAAATGGTTTAATGTTTTCTAAACCAAACCAACAAGAGGCAGTCCCCATTAAAAACATCCTTAAGGTCGGCTCCTCCGATGATAGAATTTCAAGGATTATGCCTTTGAGGGAAGGGCTCTTTATATTCAAAGAAAATGACGGTGCTTTTGTGCTTCGCGGTGAAAACGAGAGCAACTTTTCGATATCGCTACTCGATGGAACTGCAAGGCTCATTGCACCGAACAGCCTCGTTTCGATCAACAACCTCATTTACGGCCTGTTTACCAGTGGACTTTGCGAGGTTAGTGATACGGGTGTAAGCAATTTTAGCCTCCCAATTAAAGATCAGATCTTGCCGCTCACCGGGGCGCTGATTACTGCAGTTAAAAATTACGGGTTTGCCGTGGGTGATGATGTCAATAGCAAATACATTTTAAACGCGCCGCTTCTTGCTGACGATGCTTTTTGCTCCTTTCAAATTGTGTTTGATACGTTTAACCGGACCTTTACAAATTGGGATCTTTACACGACTTGCGGGGCGATTAAACCTTCAGATGGAGCTATCTATCTTGGGATGGCTGCAGTAGCTAACGTTTATAAGCAGAAGAATGCGAATGACTATACGGATTACGCTGATTTTGGCACCACAACAACGCTTGCAAGTTACGTCGGCACGCGGCTTAACTTTGCCCCCGGATTTAATGTTCAAGCAGCAATTGCTAAAGGGGATGTGATCGATCAGGGGACAAGCGGCTTTGCATATGTTGAAGAGGTTTACGACGGCTATATTATTATCGATGAAGCTCAGGTCTGGGATCTTGTGTCGCCCACGGTTACGATTTACAAAGCAATCGATACCAAAATTGGTTGGAATCCTGACGTTGGTGGTAACGCCGGGGCTCTTAAACAGTATTACGAGTGCTCACTAGTTTCTAAGCAGAATTTTCAAAAAGAAGCGCAAATAGTTTACTCCTCCGATTTAAACCCTTCTGAAACGCCCGTCACGATTTACAGCGAATCGGGGAACGGGGCTTTTGGTCAGTTTGCTTTTGGCGACGGCGCTTTTGGGGGCGATCAGAGTTCTGGTCCGAAGCGTCTTGGAATCCCGCGCAGCTATGCAAGATGTTCAGCGCTATCGGTGAGGTTTGAGAGCAAAGTAGCTTTTTCAGATTTTCAGATTGAAGGGATCACGCTTTCTTTTAACGCGCTTTCAACTCGAACCGCGAAATAATCTGCATTAGAGAGGAGGGGCGAAAATGAAAATAGTCAGCTTTAAAAAAATCGTGCCAGAAGACTTTGCCAGCGAGACAAGGGAGCTTGTGAGAAAGCTCGCGTCGCTGCTGAATCCTTATCTTGAGGATCTTTATAAAACCACGGCTAATAGTGTTACAATTAGCGAAAACCTCAAAAATAAGAAGGTTCAAGTTGCGCTTGATGTGGCAGAATCCACCGGGATTTTCTCCTGGACACTGAACGAAAAGCCTACATGTTGCATTGTGGCGCAGATAACCACCGGCGGTGAGCTCATTGCACAAGCCTACTCTTTTAGCTGGGTGCTGACCTACACCGATCAAAAGGGGTATCAGGTGAGTTGGAAGCTTTTTGGGCTTGATGCGGCAAAAAAACATGATGTTACTCTAATCGCAATTGTATAAGGAATTTTCATGACCATTTATGCTGATGAAGCGGAAAAAAGAAGAATGCAGGCGCAGCTTTCCGGCGGCAACACGGGCCTAAATACAAGCGGCGTCGTGGGTGGATCGACAAGTAGCCAGATTATGCAGCCTACGGCTAAGGCACCCGCAAATAGCGGCTTTACTAACCTCGACCGATATCTTGATTTAAATAAGGGAGTAGGCGCGGGCCTTGCTAGTACGGCAAACAAAGGGATAACGGATGATGTCGATAAGTTCGGCACTGATACCACCAGCACAGTATCAGATTTAAATACTAAATTTGCTGAATCGACAAAGGCAGCTGAAACTGCTGCAACTGGGATAAAAGATGGCCTTACGAAAGACGCTTCAGAAAACTTAGCTGGGGCTAAAAGTTTTGTTGGATCGGGCTACACGGGCCCGACGGTAGGCAGTACAGTCGCAACGCTTGGCGCGACAAAAAATGATCTTAATGGCAGGCTTGAAAAAGTCGATGACTATGGTACGGTTCAGTCAAATCTTTCTAAACAGTACAACTACAGCGACGGTTTTCGCGATCTTGACGCTTTTTTAATGCAAGGTGACAAGTCGGGGCGGGATGAGCTTGCTAAAATAAAGGGTAAAACGTCCGATGTTAATAACGTGTATAACACGGCTAAAAAGGGCCTTGAGGGCGCTGAGGCGAGCGGGCGAACAGGATATGAGGGACTTCAAAAAGGCGTGAAAGACAGCACAGCTGGGATAAGAGAAAAGATTAAAACAGGCGCGAACGCAAGAATCGGGGGCTATGGCAGTGAAGCTCAGGGCAATGTGGGCTTTCAAGGTGCGGGCCTTGGTGATGTTTTATCTCAGGCTGAGCTTGATGATATTGCGGCACTAAATGACATTGGGGGGCTTTCAGCTGAGGAGTATGCGAAGAGTTACAAGGCGGGCGCTCCACCTCCACCTCCTCCCCCACCTCCACCTAAAATAGATGAGGCTCCTATCGGTACTTTTCAAATCGGAGAAACGAAGACCAATCCCGATGGCACTATAACACTACCTGATGGCAGTACAACTACACAGGAAGTAATAGATAGTTCTCCGAAGCCAACTACAACTGTTTCACCCTATACACCTACTGGAACTGTAGATTTAACTGGTGGAATGTCCGACGCGGAGCTTGAAGCTATCCTTGGAAAACCGACTCCTCCACCTCCTGCTCCTCCACCTCCTGCTCCTCCACCTCCTTCATTGGAAGAGGTTAAAAAGCAAGCGGAAGCAGCTTCTAAGAAGTTAAAGATACCAAAATTTTTTAGATAAAGGAAATAGGACATGGCTAAATTTAAAATACCTAAAAAGCTATCAGGAATCGCAAAGACAGTAATCGATCCAATGGGACTTGGCATTGGTGATGCTATTTTCGGCGCAAATGAAGGACCGGACTACAGCAGCTTTGAAGCTGAACAGGCTAAAGCAATGGCTGACATGCAAGGCGCAACTGATGAGTTTGTTGCGGGCGGCGCCGCTTCTTACGATAGGGGTGAGGATCTTGGAATTGATGAGCTTGGTGCTTCGGCAATGGGCGATATAACCACGGATCCGAGATATGCAGAATATGAGATGAGCGCTCTTCGGGATCTTGAGGATCAAAGCAAAAACGGTTTTACTGCAGCCGATCGGGCCGATATGGCCCGCGTTGAAAGTGATGTCAATCGTCAAAACCGTGGCCGTCAAGGCGCGATTATGCAGAACATGCAAGCCAGAGGGATGAGCGGATCTGGCATGGACCTTGTCGCTCAAATGCAAAGCGCTCAGGATGCTAACGAAATGGCTTCTCTCAAAGCACTTGAACAAGAAGGGATGATGCAAAATAGAAAGCAGAGTGCAACGGCGCAGCTTGGCAATCAAGCAACAAGGCTGCAGGGCCGCGACTTTGATCAAGCTTCTATGAAAGCTCAGGCAGCCGATCAAATTGCACGGTTTAATAGTCAAAATACTAACTCAGCGATGCAAAATAATTGGAATAGAAATAACCAGACGATCGATAACAATGCGAGGTCAAAATATGATTTTAGCCGCGATAGGTTGGGAGCAAAGCAGGGATCAGCAACACTTGGCTACAATAGCTCAGTGGACGGTCAAAACCGTAAAATGATGGCCGATCAGCAGGCAGAAGAGGCCTCAGCCGGAAAACTTAGCGGGATCATGGGCGCAGCTGGCGGAGTAGTGGGGGGAATTTATGGTGGTCCTGCAGGCGCAGCGGCGGGCGCACAAGTAGGCTCAGGTATAGGAAACTCAGTCGGGCGCACAGCTTATAAAAATAATACCTACCGAAGTGATGAGCGGTGTAAAGAAAACATCCAAAGCGAACATCCAATGGAAATTGAGGCTTTCTTAGAAAGTCTTTCCCCCAAAGCTTATGACTACAAAGAGGGCGAGGGCAACAAGCACGGCGTCGTGGCTCAGGATCTTGAGAAAACAAATATCGGTCGCTCAATGGTGAAAGAGGATGAAGAGGGCATGAAAAACATCTCAATGCCTGACGCTATCGGAGCACTTTTCGAGGCAGTTTCACATATTAATAAAAAGATGAAAGGCTAACGCTATGCTTTGGAAAAATGGAATGAGTGAAGAGGAACAACAGCCCCTTAATCCCAATATTCTTGACACACTTGCACGCAGTAACCCCGCTCTTATTGAACGCTATCGTCAGCAGATGGCTGAAAAAGACGCTAGCGTTGAAGCTGCAAAAAGTCAGCAGCAAATGGGTGCCTACGGCAATATTGCGGGCAATCTGATGAATGATTTTAATAACTCGCAAAAACAAAACGTGGTGCTTAAAAATAGGATGCAAGATTTGGGTAGGGCGCCTGAACAGATTCAGGCAAACCGTCCAAAATATGAGGATAGAATCTCACCGATCACTAGCAGCAATTTAGCGCAGGAAACGGTTGATCGAACAAAGGTTGATACCGACTTTAAAACGGGCGCGGCGCTAAATGAGTTTGAAACAAACAACGCTAAAGCTGCATCGGCAAATGATCCTAATTCTAATGAGTCAGTACAAGCGCGTGAATACCTCAAGAAGATGGTCCCCTCAGCTGCGAACTATCCCGATCTTGACAGAATCAGTGCGGCGCAGCTTGAAAAGATCACGCCCGGACTTTATAAAGCTTTTAACGATTCAGAAGAAATAAAAGCTAAAAAAGAAATGGCCTCAGCTACAAGAGCAGCTCAACTACAGGCACGGACAGATTCAAGGGCTGATAAAGCAGCTATAGCGGCCAAAGAAAAAATCCCTACAGCGCAACAATCACAGACAGCGGGTTTTGGAAAAAGACTTGAACAAGCCGAAGGGGTATTTCGGTCACTTAAAAATAGTGGTTATAATCGGGCTGATTACACAAGTTCAGTTGCGACTAAACTTATTCCTGAGTCTTTATCATCTAGTGAGTGGAAGTCTCAAGATCAAGCCGAACGTAACTTTGTAAACGCGCTGTTAAGACGAGAATCGGGTGCAGCAATTTCTCCGTTAGAGTTTGAAAACGCTCAAAAGCAATACTTTCCAAGGGCGGGTGACTCTGAAGAAATTCTACTCCAAAAAGAAGAAAACAGGGCTTTGGTACTTGCATCACTAAAAGCCGAGGCTGGCAATGCTTGGGACAAAATACCTTCGGCACCTTTGCCTCCTGATTTATCGGGGTTTAAAAAATCCGGTGGTGTAAGTGATGAGCAAAAGCCTACAAGCGATTTGACACAGTTTAAACGCGTAACTGGAGGTAAAGGCGGTGGCTATTAAAATTGTTGCTAAAGACGTTAACGGTGATACATATGACTTACCTATCGATAGGGTTAACGAGGCCATGTCACAAGGGTTTGAAATAGATAAAAGCCAGAAAGTATCGATGAAAGATCGAAAAGGTGAGGTTTATGATATCCCGCTTTCTCACTATGATACTGCTAAAAAGCAGGGGTTTGAGGCTTATGATCCTAACGCTGTAAGTAAAATAGAATCCTTCGGTAGAGGTGCGCTGCAGGGGGCTACCATGGGTTTCAGTGATGAGATAACGGGCGGCTTGGAGTCGCTGTTTACCAAAAAAACCTATGAACAGGCACGAGATGAATCACGAGCTGCTAACAAGAAAGCAGAAGAGGACAACGCTAAAACCTACATGGGCGGCAATATTGCGGGCGGGGTAGCTACGGCTTTTGTACCCGTCCTTAATGCTGCTAAGGGTGCTTCGCTTGCAGTTAAACTAGGCAAAGGTGCAGTTCAAGGCGGGTTAGATTCACTGGGTTCAAGTAATGCTGAGAACTTTAGTGGGCAACAAGTAAAAGATGTTGCTACGGGTTTAAGCGTGGGCGGTGGTGTTACGGGTGGAATTCATGGGATAGGGAAAGTCGCAAGCAAAGTAGCAGGTGAGGCAGGCGACACTCTCAAAAAAGGCAGTAAATGGTCTGGCGAAAAGCTTGGGATATCCCGCGCCGCACTTGATGAGTACGGCGATAATCCCAAGCTTTATGATGATTGGGCGGCCAAGGCAGAGAAGGAAGCGCCAAGCACTGGGAACAAGTTTAATGACGCGGTGACTAACCCTAAAACACGCTACATTCAGGGTAAAGTTCAAGAAAAGCTCGCACCTCTCTATAAAGAAATAGCAGATAAAGAAGAACAGTTTTTAGCTGCGAAAGAGGCGCAAGGGGTAGCTAAAGAGGCCTATGGTGAGGCGAGCGATCAAGTAAGAAGGGCGCGAACTGAGGAGCTACAGCGGCTACAGGGGGAACTACAAGGGGCGAATGCAAGATTGCGTGATGAAATGAACGCGGCGAAAGAGCTTGATACCGGAGTAGTGGATCAAGTTGATACTCTTTTTAAAAAAGTAAAAGAGAAAAACATTGCGGCTGCAAAAGTTCAGCAACAATATTTAAAAGACACGGACTATGTCGAGGTATCGGCCCCTCTTACGACTTTTGAAAATGAAATTGATAACCTCATTTCAAGCGCGGATAAGGCCAAGCTTAAAAGTGTGCTTGAGGACATAAAAGCAAAAACAGACGGTAATTATGGCATGACTGCCAGTGATGCCAGAAAAGCTAGGGCTTATGCACAAGGGAAAATCGATTGGGATAACATCCAAAGGGAAGGTTATTCGGATGAGGCCGAAAGATCCCTACGTAAGCTGCAAAACTCACTTAATGACTCAATCGATGATGCAATTGCTGATCCCAAGTATAAAGATTTTCGACTTCAATACTCCCAATTTTTGAAAACAGCTGATGAAGCGAGAGACGCGATTGGCAAAGACTATTACAGCGGTATCAAGAGGACTCTTTCCGATTCTTATAGAACTCAGAAGCTGCAGAACCTCGAAAATGCATTAAATGCAAATCCAAAAAACGAACCATTTTCAGTCATACAAGATCCCAGAGTTAGAAAGTACATGGAATCAAAGTACATGTCTGAAGTGGATAAACTTGGAAAATATCGCGGGCTCCCCGAACAACAAGCTCTCGACTCAGCTAGGAATGTTGATATTAAAAGTCAGCTTAATGGGCTACCAGAAAAGCAAGCGATGATGGACGCTGAGCGTGCTGCAATCGAAGCTAAACAGGGTTTCAAAGCAGCTAAAGCAAACGTTGGGCCAGTAACTGAAAATAATGCGAACGCGATGATTGATAGGTATTCGAGGCTTGGTGATACTGCTAAAAACAGCGGCGCAAAAGACGCTTTTTCTGGCCTCGGCCCCGAAATGGTTGATGAGATGAACAACTATGCGGTAACGAGGGCATTTGAACAGTCACGTCCCAATGGATCACGGCTTGTTCAGCTTATGACTCATTTAACTCCGGGGCCCATTAAACCAGCAGGGGCACTTCTTGGTGCTGCGATGGACTACTCAGGCGGTAAAATGGTGAAAGGTGCTCTTTCAGTTGGGGACACAATGCAAAAAGCAGGGCCAAAGTATGCCAAAGTTTTGCAGGCGGCTTTTGATCGTGGCGGTGAGAAAAGCTTTATGTTAACTCATGCGCTTTTGATGCAAAATTATTCTGACTATTTTGAAAAGATGAGTGGAGAATGATAGCGTGAAGTCTTCAAATTTTTGCCCAAACTGCAAAAAGAATGTTACCAACGGGGTGGGCCCTTCGGGGCTTCCCGAAGTTACCAAGTTTTTGCACAACCTTCCTTCCTCTCACCTCTTTTTTCACGATGCAAACTGGCATGACCTCGCCTATCATATTGGCCGTACAGAAGAGGATCGAAAGAAAGCGGATGAAACATTTTTAGAAAACATGCTTTACACGGTAAAAATAGAGTGCAGCCCGTGGGCCGCCCTCTGGTTTAAGCTTTCTGCATATCGAAATTATTACGCGGTAAAATTGCTGGGAAAGCGGTTTTTTAACTACCGGGGCTGCGGGGCTAGCTCTTATACCAGCACTTAGGGCGCTCGCAGTTAACAGCTGACTCTTGCGCTTTTGAGCTTGGAATAATCGAATCATTCCACTCTTTATTGCACAGCGCACCGGCCTTATAACTGTCTAAACGACATTGTGCAGGAGGATGAGCCTCCATCGTCTTTTTAACCACAACTTTACTTGGCGTTTCATAGCGCGGCGTTGGTTCATCGTTCAAATCAGCAAGAACGCTACCAAGGGACAAACCGCCGGAAAGTGATAACTCACAAACTGTTTTATCAGCACCACGATACACAAGGCAGTTTGTAGGCTGTTTTGGAGACTTACGTCTCATTAAATCAACCACTCTGTACGCTACTGGGCTACTTGGATCAAACATTTTTCGAGCACAGGCAGCGGTTGCAAAATAGTCGGATTGACCTTCAACGGCGGCCCAAGAATTATTCTTATAAACTGGTATTCCTGCAACTGCATGACCGAGCTCATGGCATACTACCATTGCGAAACCTTCCACGGTCATAAGAGGCTGCTTTGCAAGCCCGCCGAACATTCGAACCATAACGTCGTTACCGTCACGGCTACAATATGCATTGACCGTTTCGTCTTCATAGTCACCTTCAATCGATAAATTTAATCCTAATCCTTCTAAAATTGGCTGATATATTTCAATTCCTGCTTCTATAACAAGATTAAAATCCTCTTCCGTAACTTCGCCAGCAGCATAGTATCTTTTTGTTTTATAAAAGTCATTTTCTGGCAAAAAAGAAGCAAACGTTTGCTCTTGACTTGCTCTTTCTTTCCCTTCTGTAGTGCCAGAATCAATAGAACAACCGACGCCAAGCATAGCGAGACCCAATAAAAATCGTTTCATTATTTTTTTCTCCCCTTTTTTTGTTGATAGTAAATTTTAGCATGGAAAGAAGTTACGGCGTTAACTTGCTTTTGTGGTAAAATGGTTGTATGCAACAAATGGTGGGGACAAAATGACAGACCAAGCGATAGTGGCTTTGATATCATTAGTAGGCGGCGGACTAGCTGGCCTTATCTATTTTCTCATGTCTTCTATTAAAACGACTCTCAGAGAAGCTGTTGCCGATATGATGAAAAAGATCGACGCATTTATCAGGGAGCTCGCAGAAGTTAAAGAAACCGTGGCGGTAAAATCGACGATGCTCGACTACATGCAAAGAGAAATAGAGGGCATTAAAAAGCAGTGTTGGCAATGCCAGCATGATAAGAACAAAAAAGATTAGTCAAATCCCAAAAAATAGGTCATAATTTTGACTATCCTTAAAATTGAAATTTGCGATCGCATGTGTGAACTGGGTAGGGTTTTTGCAGAGTTGGGATATTAAGAATAGTCAAAATCATGAACTTTTGGTTATATAGTTTTTGTAGTTTTTTTCCTAGCTCTTTTCTTCTTTTCCGGCTTCGCAAAAGTTAAATGATATTCAAAAAGCATATGCTTTCCTTTCTCGCTTATCTCAACAACTTTTTTAAGCTTTCCATCTTTGCGATTGTACGTGTGACAAGCTTCGCATAGGTAGCCTTGAAACACTACGAAACCGACTCTAATCATCCTTGTGGTTTCACCGCAAGCTTTACATTGGTTCGTTGGGAGCATTTTCTTCATCCTCCAATAGCCATTGTTTTAATACTTCTAAAAGAGAGGCAGTATAATGGTGGACAAGTTTAAAATCTTTCCTATCAGTTTTATCGGCATTAGTTTTTTCTCTTAATTTCAACTCTTCTATTTTAGCCTCTATTTCTTCATGCGTTCTCATTATTTTCTTCTACTATTGGGATCAATGGGCAAGCTCTAAGTCTATCAGTATTATCAGCGTCACACTCTTCAGCAAAACATAAAGGCGGTTCTAATGCAAGGCATGAGCCTATCCACCCAGTAAGTCCGTAAAAGCGGCAATCACCACACCCATCAGGCATATCAATTACAATTTTAGCTTTCATTAGGCTTTGTCGCCTCCATTAAGATGTCAACTAAAGATTGCGTCTTATGCTCATGGGTAGCTGTTTTATCCGATATGGTATCGTCAAATTCAGCGGTTCGCTTTTCAAGCACTTTGGAGCAAAGGCTATTTACATAGGATTTTAACCCTTCTTTTTCTTTATTATCCATTATAGTGAAATCCCTATCTTCCCGCCGATTGTTTGATTAACGCCGCCAAACATCCCAAACGCGCCAATTTCAAAACGCTCGCCAATCGGTATAGTTATATACGGCCCGCCGATCACAGAGCGATATGTTGCCGCGTCTTCCGCGTATTCATCGGTCTTATTTGAGCTTGTTTCAATACCGTCTTGCGAGTAAGCAAGCATCCCGCCAATTGCAATGGAGCGCGGCGCGGGTATGGTCTTTTCAACAACCTTCTCGACTACCTTCTCGACTACTTTTTCCACGGGTCTTTCAACTTCTTTGATCCTATCTTTATAAACTGTTTTTACTTCCTGCTTCGGACATTCTTGTTTCATCTCAGCATCGTCTTCTAATAGAGATACCCGCGCCTTAAGCTTTTCGTTTTCTGCTCTAAGTCTTTTGAGCTCAGCTTTTTCTTTAGCACAAGGGTCAGGAAGGGTACAAACTGCCTCTTTTTTAACCAGTTTGTAACCTTCTGGCACGTCAGAGATCTTATTTTGTGGACCTTCAGCGCCGCGAGCATTTTCCGATTCTAATCCAACGGCGATATAAAAAGCGAAAATTGCTATAACTATGATTGTGTTGATAATGACCTTCATTGTTGTAATCCTTTTTTTAACACTGGTTAGGACGCGGAAATATCGTAATAGTTGGGTTAGGAATCGGCGGCATTGGGTAATATGTCGGCTGAGGTTGCGGCTGGGTACGCGGCCACCATATGCAATCGCTCACTCCTAACTGTCTATTATAGTCTTCACAGCGGCCAAAATTTCTTATCCTAAATTTAGGTTGATCGCTTGGAAGGATCGAAACAGTTTGCCATGATGACTCTATGCAAGCACAAACTAACATCGTACCTTGAGGGCATATCGAACGGTTACATTCTTGGGTGGGCAGCACGATGATAACCGGCGGGTATGGATTAGTTGGTGGCAGGTTTCTATCACTTGATCCATTGCCGCCGCCGTTTGGATTAGGATATGGGTTAGGCGTATAAGTTGGGTAGGGAGCTGGATAGCTGCTACCGTTTCCTGATGTTCCTGGCTCGCCTTGTGGACCTCTCTCGCCTCTCTCGCCGTCAGGCCCTTTGATTCCCTCAACTTTTTCTGTTTTACCGCACGATAAAAGGCTTAAAGCCAAACTTATTGCAGCAACTTTTCTAATGATTCTACCCATTTTGTCCCCATTTTTGTGTCATTGTTATACCAGCGATGGACGGTTGAACTTGATATTCCAAGCGCAAAGCCAAGTTGTCTCAAAGAGCCATACCGATCACGACCTTCTATCAGCCGTTTTTTGATGTAGTCATAGTGATAACCTTGCACAATTAAGCGCCGATTTTCTCTTTTCATATTTTCCATGTTTTTTGGTTTTGTCACTGGTTGACCTGTATGCCTCCCCACCAAAGTTTCCCATTAAAAAACTTAAGAGACATACACGTCAGTTCTGGATATACTATCGCGGTTTTTTAATTGCAAGCTTAAAAATAAAAAGCGACTTTCTTTTTAGCTAAAACTTCGGAACCTTTAACAATTCTATAGTCTTTTGCAGTTTCTTCGTTTTTCTCTAACCATTCTCGCAGCTCTTTTTGCGACTCAAAAATGGTTTCGACTTTAACAACAAAAAACTTTTGTTTTTCGCGCTTTTCTTTTTTAGCTTCAATGGCTTCTGCTTGATCAGCGATTGCATCTTGTAAATCTTCGACAGTTTCAAATGGGTCCATAATATTCCTCTTTCATTTTTGGTTAAAGCTGTTTATTAAGTACATGTATGTTTAAAAAAAGGAAAGAAAAAAATGCCAAGAATACTTGTAAACGTCGAAAATATAAAGCGGGTTACTGTCTGGGTTGATGAACGGCACTGGAATGAGTTAGCTAAAATCGTGCCGAATAGAAGCGATTTTATACGTACTAAAATCATGATCGAGCTTAAAAAAAAGGGTATCCCTTTAAAAGTGGGTGACGTTAACCAATGAGATGCTCTAACATCCGAACGATAAGTAAACATATTATTAAGATGAACCTTTCAACCGCTGAAAGGATGATTCTTCTCGCCGTCAACATTTTTGGCGACGGCGGTCGTGATAGAATTGATGAACGATTCATTTCCGACGCCGCTGGGCTTAGTAACTCAGTGGCCGAAATTATAATTTCAGACCTAAGAAGTAAGGGCTTGTTGTCTTTTGTAACTGTAGAAAAAAAAGGCACTACGTACAATCATCACTCTCTTACTGCTAGTTTTTTAAGCAGCATAGAGGGAGTTTAGTTTTACTAAATGAAATTGTTAGGTTTAACTTGAAATTATTATTTGAGGGGTTTAATAAGTTTGGACGATTAACATAAAAAAAAGCAGCTTTCCTGGTAGTTAGCTGCTTTTTTAAAAAACAAAATATAGCAAAAATGGATTTAAAACATACCGGCTCAAAAAGCAACAGTTTTAATCACCATTTTTGCTCTTAAAGAAGGGTGAAAATGGAAATATCTAAGAACACTCCACAAAAATCAAAAATAATTGATCCCTTCCATGGAGGTAGAAACCTCGATGCAATTTATGCCATGGATGATCTTACTGGCATCGAGACGGCAATTTTAATTTTCTTGGGGGGTCAACTCAACTTCAAAAACATACTACATTCTAAAGTAACAATAAGCCTTAATCAGATATCAGAATCGATCAAGTTCAAAAAAACGGCCATCAAGGTAGCAATCAAAAGTCTTGTTGATAAAGGCTACCTTTACTTAGAAAATAATTTTGATCTTCGCGGCTTCAAAACTGAAAACACGTATTCGATAACTGACTATCTTTTTAACTGCTATGTTGAAAAGAATACTATGCGTCATGTTGTGGATAGCCGTTTCCCGACCATCGATGGCCGCGAGACGGCTAGTAATCTTCCTTTATTTAATGATCCTGATTCGGAAGCCGAGCGCAGCGAAGAAGAAAAAAATGAGAAGACCAAAAATGCGCGTGTAGGGCGTAGCCCAAGCCCACGACAAAAAGACACACGCGTTATTAATTTTGATGATTCTTTAGTTTCAGGGGAAAAAAAGTTATCACTTGGGGGGGAAGTAAAGTTATCACTTGGGGGGGAAACTATCCCGAACAAAACACCCTTTGAAAATGAATTTCAGGCCGTAAAATCGCCGAAAATAGATAAACCGATAGTTACACCGGCTCATAACAAAATGGTCCTACTATTCACTCCAAGACCTGAACTAAAAAGCTTTGTTCATCGCAATACCATTTTAGCACTAACTGATGAATTAATAGGCAAACATGGCAAGATGGCAGTAAAGGCGATAAACCGACTTTATACTGATTTGATGAAAGAGGATCTTTGCGGAAGTTTCCCTTGGTCAATAAAAAGGACCATGAGTTTTTTTAATGAAGCTTTGGAAAAATTAAAGGAGGATAAATGACCCCATACCAAGAATATCTCGTTCTCAAATTAGCGACTCTTGCTGATCACATTATCGATATGAGCGAGGAGGAGTTAGCAGAGTTAGATAGGAAGCTACGACAAGTGCCTGGCCCCCAGGCGAGAGCACTTAGTAACGCTTTAAAGGAAAATAAATGACACTCTAAGTTGAGTAAAATCACCCATCTCATGGGTGTTTTTAATGGATATGAGATAAAGCTTGATTTATAAGACATACCGCTGTATGTTTCTTTTCTCAACTAACTATTGGAACAAAGGAACGAAAATGATTACTGAAAACGAGATAGAAGAAAGAATTAAAAAGCCTTCACTTTGGCAACTCCAAGACAGACTACTTGAATTTGAAGAGCAGCTCAGCTCAGACGAAACCGACTTGTCAGAGCTCCTGGGTGATATCGCGAAGAAAGTTGATGGCATCAAGCAGATGATTGATGTTTTTGACTCAGAAGCGGCTCGCTTTAAAGCTTACAAGGATGAAATGGCTCAAAGGCAGAAGAGCCTTGAAAAAGCAAGTGAGCGGCTCAAAGGCTACGTTGTCGCTTCACTTGAGAAACACGGCACGAACTTTGAAAAAGGCGAAAAATGGGTAGCCAAAATTCGCGAAAGCAAGCGATGTGAGATTTACACAGATAAACCCACGTCAAACGATGTAATGGATTTAGGACCATTGGGTATAAATGCCCATGTCATTAAAGTTGACTACGTTTGGGATAAAGCCAAACTTAAAGAGCTTCTCAGCGATCCCGATCATAAACCAGAGCTTGATAGTTACGGTAAAATCGTTACAGCAAAATCAATCAATTTTTCAACCGTGAACGCGGCAAAAAAAGGATCATAACTTATGACAACCACCCAAATACAAAAATCTGCACCGGTAGCTAAGCTTGATACGCTCAGAGGGATTCTAGAACGCGGCAAAGGTACGCTTGCAAGTGTGCTACCAAAACATATGACAGCAGAAAGAATGGTGAAGCTTGCGACAGTGGCAGCAAGTAAAGACGCGAAGCTTCTTGATTGTGACCCAATGTCACTACTTCGCTCGCTCATGGATGCTAGCCAGCTAGGACTAGAGCCTTTTACACCACTGCAGCAGTGTTACATTATCCCTTATTTCAATGGCAAAAAGCGCATAATGGAAGCACAGTTTCAGGTGGGGTATCGCGGCCTAATTGAACTTGTCAGAAGATCAGACAAAGTTCTTTCAATCGAGGCGCACTGTGTTTACGAAAATGACGAGTTTGATTGTGTGCTAGGTCTTGAAACTAAGCTTATGCATAAGCCAAATTGGGACGGTGATAGAGGAAAGATGAAGCTGGTTTATGCAGTTGCAAAACTAAAAGATGGTGCTACCCAGTTTGAAGTTATGGGCAAAAATTCGGTTGATGAAATAAGAGCGCGAAGCAAATCGGCTCAAAGCGGACCCTGGGTTACTGATTATGATCAGATGGCTTGTAAGACGGTACTCAAGCGCCTTATTAAATACCTTCCAATCTCAATCGAAGCTGCTAAAGCCGTTGGGATTGATAACCGTAGCGAAGGTTTTGAAGCACAAGAAAGCATGGTCTTTGATCTTGATGACAAAGAAGAAGAGCTTGAAAAGATCGAAGCGGAAGCCGTGAAGGTGGTAGAGATAGCAGCTACAACAGAAGGCTTTAGCGAGTACAGAAGCAAGCTCCACAAAGCGATCAAAGAGAGCAAACTTACACAAGACAAAAAAAGTGAGCTGATGAATCTACTTGTGACGGCAACAGACAAAAAAACTTTGGATGATATAATGTCTATAGTCTCGCTCTAAAAGCTATGATAAAAGATCACAGCAAAGTTTTAGTATTATAAATCTTTGTTCCTTTGTTTAAAGCATTGACTAGCTCAATGCTTTTTTGCTTTAATTGTCTGACTCCAAAAAAAATAGCATTGACTTCATTGTTACAAAAAAACTTGCTAATACCAGGTTTTTTTGCTTTATTGGTGCAATGATCAGTAATAGTTGGGAAGCCTTAGAAGAAATTCTAGGGCTTCTTTAATTTTAACTGTATAATAGTTTTGTCGTCGTTGATCAGTGGGGAGGCAAGCTTTTAATTAAGCTTGTCTTTTCTCGTTTAAATCTTGATTCCGTTTTTAGTCGCAAAATCGGCCAAATCTTGCAGGGATCTTATTACTGTTCCATCGTCAAGTTTATACCCTTCCCCGCTTTGGATGAGTTTCATTATTTCACTTATTCCTAAGTCTACTTTCACGGGATTTCTAGCGCTTGCAATGTCCTGAGCTTTTTTTAAGCAGACTTCGCAAAGGTCAAAGCGGTCGGTGTACATGTCCAAAAAATCATCTTTTGGCACTACTCCAATGGCTACTTGGGTTTGCTCATTGTAAATAACAAAATCCTTTGGCTTAACCACCGTTTTTTGTGATCCTCCCAACAAAACTTCGCCGTGGGTGCAAACGTCAATAGTCTTAACTCCATTGCTATAAGCATTTTGCAAATCATTGCCCGCAAAAATGTCATTCGTGTTGGTTTGGCTATAAAAAGATTGAGGCATCTCAGGGACTTTTATTACAATATCTCGTACTTGAGGGAGCTCAGCGTAGGGAAAGTATTGAATTGCATAAACTCTTTTAGGAACACGGCTATAAATTTTTGCGTCAAAACTCATATTAAAAACCCCTTAAAAAATGAAAAGTTGACCGTTTTATAATTTATTAATATCATTGTGCCATACCATAATTTAAAATTATAAGAAAGGCGTAACAAATGGCGACAATTGATTTTTACGAACAGGCGATGGCTCAAGTAGTCAACAATATGAACATCCAATCAAATCTTGCGAATCAGATGTTTATAAGCACGATGGCAGGAAATTTAGCGGTTCACTCGCGTTGTGGACAAGTTATCGATAAGCGCGTAGCGGAGTTTGACATTGAAGAAAACCGAGCACTAAGCTCGGTCGATCCATCAACACAAGCTTTTTTGCTTTCAAGGGCTGGCCAAGACAATGGAGCAACAAGCATTCAAAATGCACAGCTTTTAGAAATTTTGCGTCAAGTTCAAAGCGGTAAAAAATAGGTTAAAAAATAGTTTCAGGTGAGACTATTAAGAACTAAATAAAATTACAGGGAGTTAAAAAATGGCTAGTGTAGATCTTTCAGAAATTATGGTAGCAAATTCTGCTAACGACTTCATGCTACAAAACAAGATGTCCAACCATATGTTCATCAACGTAATGAGCGCGAACTTGGCTGTTCATTCACGATGTGGACAAGTTTTGGACAAGCGAGTTGCTGAATTCGATATCGAAGAAAACCGCGCGTATTCTTCTATCGATCCATCCACCCAAAGCTACTTGCTCAACAGAGCTGGGCAAGATAATGGCTCAACTGCAACACAAAACTCTTTATTGCTTGAAATTTTGCGTCAAGTTCAAGCAAAATAAGCGTAGTCGTTCTTAATCCAAAGATAGCGCTTTTTTAAGGCGCTATTTTTTTATGAGCGAAGCGAGGACTCATAAATCTTGGTTTGGATCGTGTATAGGTCAACTTCGAGCTCAGTAAGCTCATTTTTGCCTACAATACCGACAGATGAATACTGCTCAATTTTTGAGCGCAGCGCATTGATGTCTTGATAGATAGTTTCAATAAGCGGATCAGCCTTTTTTTGCTGGGCAAAATTGTTGCTTTGAAAAAGTTGTTTTGGCGGTTGTGGTTTTTGCATTTCAATTGTTTCCTTATGCTTGTCGTTATAGTTTTGGCGTGTCAGAGGCTCATATTTTTTAGGCTCAACGCCTTGTGAGATGTCACGAATGCCTTTGATTGTTTCTACTATTCGGCGGTTTCCTTCCAAGATTAAATCAAGAATCTCTCTTTGATCTTCTGCTCTTTCGGCGGTGAGACTATTAACTCTATTCATAAAAAAATTCCCCTTTTCTCTTGGAATGGAACATGGTACATATTTGTTCAGTATGTGAGATAAAGCAAGGGAAAAATTTTATGGAAAAGTCTTTTATCCTAGGAATTTTTAGAGCAATAGTTACAAAGATAAGACAAAGCTTTTGTGATCATACCTACGCTTTTGTCAAGGTTAACATTTTGATTGGAAGGCTTTGCTCAGTACAAGTGTGCACGAAATGCAGAAAAATGGTGATAACGTCGCATTGCAATGAGTTTGATCGTGACCGGCTTTTGACGGATATGGTGTTTGGTAAACTAAAGGGGCAAAAATAGCATGGAAATTTACGAACTTGGTTATTTAGTTTTTGGCTTTATTGCGGGCATGGCATGGGGGTGCATCATGATATCGGTGGTCTATTTTTACCACGGGAAAAGAAAAAAAGTTAAAAGCGAAGCGGAAAAAATTGAGGATAGGCTTACCAAAATTGAAGAGAAAATAGGGTTATAAATGAAAATAGCACTTAAAATATTAATGAAAAATGTGTTTGAGGTGTATGAGATAACTGATAGCGAAAGAACAGCGGTCGGTACGTATAAAGGTGCGGTTGCAACGGTAAGAAGACTTTACGCAAAAGACAAGGGTATCCCTTCGTCTGATATTATGATCGAAAAATCAGCGTTTAAAGGATGGTACTAATGGGAATGCATAGTCACAAAAGCTTTGAAATAAAAACTCAATCTGATTTGGTTGAGCAAGGCATAAAAAAAGCGGGCGGGGTATCTCTTTTTGCGCAGCAAATGGGCGTCACAAGGCATACAGTGGCGCGATGGAAAAGAGGAGCGCATATAATGAGCGGCAACTTTTACATGGAGTTAGTGGAATGGATCAAAGAGAAGAAAAATATTTAGGACTAGTTTTTTGGATCGTGGTGTCAGTTCTATTAAGCATTGGAGCTCTTTTTGGCTATACTGCGACAAAGTGGATAGCGGAAAAGGAATGCATAGAAGCTAAAGAATTTCCTCAAAATTCCAGTCCACCGGCATGACCACGTTGTTATCAATTCCCGCAAAATAGGCGATAAAAAAAGCATCGATTAAACCTTCGTGGCGGTTGCGAACTATCGTGCCAAAAGTAGGGTTCATCTTTCGAAAGCTTGATAGGGTTCTCAATTTTGCTGTTTTAGAGTCGGTAACATTGCCGTTAAACCTACGCTGCCAGGCCCTGGGTGACACGAGGGAGTAAGGGTACTGCTGGCCTATCATTGTTACCACGTCCCTCGAATTCTCGCCAAAAATGAAGTTTGAAAGTCCAAAAAGTTTATTCGGGGTAACTTTCTCGATATAGATATAGTGAGCTTCAGAAAAATCAAAATTATTTCTCAAAAGAGCATGATTTAAAAGTTTATCCTCACGCCACGGCAGGTTCATCCAACGCGCAGTTTTCTCGTTGATATCGAGCTCGACAAGACATCCTTTTTTCCCGGGGTCAACTCCGATTATTTTCATTCAGATTCCTTTCTTTGATCGCTCAGGGCCCTCATGCGTCCGATCACATACTTATAAACATCATCGACAACATTAGGGTTGTAAAGCCGATAGTCTTTGAAATGCGCTAGCACAAGGTGACAATATTTACAAAGAGTAAGGCAGTTATGCTCTTTAAGTTCAAGCTCTTTATTGACCTTAAAAGGAATGATGTGATGCACTTCTAAATTTTTAAGAGTGCAGCACGACTCACAGCAGAAATTCTTTTTCAAAAATTCTTTTCTAAACTTAGGCCAGCGGCCTGATCGGCCCTCAATAATCCATTTTATCCTGTTAAGCATCAGGTGCCTTTTTTTTAAGCAGTATAATTTTTGTGCAATTCATTCTATAATGTAGGGATGAAGTTACCAAAAAATTATTTAAAATACTTGATAAAATTTTATGATAAGTGCGGCCTCGATATCGACTACGTTGATAAGCTGAGCTGCAGTGAGTGCGCGTTTTTATGTCAGTTCATTCTTGAGAACTACGGGGGCATGACTGACGAGCTTGCGGTTAAAAAACGAGCTAATCATCACCGCTACGCGACGGCTAACGATGCTCTTGTGATGAAAGCCGTACCTTCGTCTGAGGGACTGATGGAACAAGATGGGCTTTATGCGATCGATCCTGAAACCTACCTGCTTTTAAAAGAAAGATTTTTAAAAAATTATTCTTCAAAATCTGCATTAGGGGGTAGAGGGGGGAGGTACTCCCCTACTAGGGGGGGTAGAATGAAAAAAAATGTCAGAGATAGAGTTGAAAAATACGTGGAAGCTCAGGCTTTCACCATGTCAGTCATGCAGTCGCTAAAAGAAACTTCAACGGGTGAGCGGCTTGCAGAGTTAGCAAGCGACGCCCACGATATCGCCGTCGAATCGATCGTCAAGGTGGTGGAAACTCACCCGCAGATGGAAAAGGTTGTTGATCGAATTCTTAAAGAGATAGTGGTGTCAAATGAGCATAGTTAAAGCAAAAGTAGTAAAGCCCGAATCTAAAATCGACGTTACTGGCAGGTTTTTTACTTGTGTGGAAGTCTCGCACCTTCTTTATGTCTCCTATGAAATTCAGGTTTCAAAGGGCGTAGTAGTGGGCGTCAAATGCTTATCACGGGCCCCCGATCAGCAATGTACGGCAGTAGGGGCGGCGGCAAGTGAAATATGGCCCGCCTCAAGAGAGCAGACTATGGAGTCAGTTTTCCCGGAAGGTGAGTATGCAAAAACTCCTTGATGACAAGGTTCTATTCAGCCTCGTGGTGATTGTCTCTTTATTAGTTATGATCCTCGCAAAATCAGCGTTTGGAGTTTTGGGACTTGTTTGTCTAATTGCCGTCAAACTCGAGTTTAGACGCTACTTAGATCATGTTAGACACAGTAAAGAATTGGTCGAAAAAGATAGGGTAAACGCTATAGAAATAGAGGTAAGGCAGCTATCAAACGCGATTACTTTCAAAAACATGAGTAGATGAGTTAGAAAGGTTAGACGCTTGGCTAAAGGGTTCAAATCAGGTGGTAGGAAACGGGGCGCGCCTAATGGACCGCCGCAAATGAAGCCTTTGAGAATTCAGCTTGCCGAACTGAACTTTAACCTAGGCGCGGCTTTGATTGATGAGCTCAACAACACAGAAAAAGCAGAGTACCGCGTCAAACTTTTGGAGCTACTTGTAAAATATACTAATTGCGTACCGCAAATCGAAACATACGTGAAACCTCAGCTCGAGGATGAAGCGGACGAAGACGATACTGAGTCACTACTTTTGGCAGTTCAGTGACAAAAAGAGAGCGTGCGATTGCAAAGCTTTACAAGCGCGGCGTGCTTCAGTGGAAGCTAAGGCCCGAGCAGCGCCAGCTAAGAAACCTGCTTGAGGCTTCTCCGACTGACCTTGCGGTGTTTAACATCTCGCGGCGGTTTGGTAAAAGCACCACATGTTCCCTTTACTCTTGTGAACAGGCTTACCGCAAAAAGCAAAAGATCCTCTACGCTACGGCTTTTCTCACCGACTTAGAGAACTTCATCACGCCGATCTTTGAATGGTGCCTGCAGGAGTGCCCCGAAGAGTTAAGGCCCAAGTGGAAGGCGAGTAAGAAAGAGTTTCGTTTTCATAACGGTTCGATCATTAAGCTCATTGGTCTTGATAAGAACAGTAACTCCCTTCGGGGTAACAACATTGATATCCTTATTGTTGATGAGGCAGCGTTTGTTAAAAATCTTGCTTACCTTTACCGTAGCGTTATCATCCCGGCCACGATGAAACGCAAGTTCAAGCTCATATTCCCGTCAACTCCTCCCGAAAGCCCTGAACACTTTTGGAGTGCTGAGCTTATCCATAAAGCCAAAGCCAAGGGCACTTACATTGAGCTGACGATTGATGATATCTCGGATCTTCCACCCGAAGAAAAAAAGCGGCTGCTTGATGAAGTAGGCGGCCCCAATTCAGTCACGGCGTTAAGAGAGTTTTACTGCAAATGTATCGCTGACGTGACTCGAACCATTGCTGCAGAGTTCAGCCGGGAAAAGCACGTGAGAGAGCAGATGCCTGACTATGTTAAATGGATGCTTTTCGGTGATACGGGCGGCGTGAAGGATAAAACCGTATTCTTGGAAGTGGGCTACGATCACGCTTCGGGCAAAGTCATTTTCAAAGATGAGTTAGAGTTTGAAAACAGCACTCCGAGCTCTCAAATCATTGCTGCAGTAAAGGGGAAGTGGGGCGACGGAATGACTCTTGTCATGGATGCCCCCGGTCAGCTTCTTATCGACTACTCAAGCTTAGGACTACCAGCCGCGCTACCTCAAAAAGATGATTTTGGAGCGGGGCTACTGCTACTAAATAACTCTTTTTACAACAACGGCACGGTGATCAGCCCAAAATGTGCATTACTTATTAGAACACTTGAGGGCGGCCTACTGAATAAGCAGCGCAGTGATTACGAGCGAAGTGAAGCGCTAGGCCACTGCGACGCTGTAGCAGCTGCAATCTATGCCCTTCGGTGTGTCGATCGGTTGACAGACTTAAGGCCGCGTCCGAAGAAAGAGCAGATATTTTTTATTGAGAAAGAACCCGAGCATATACAGCAAATAAAAGGGCTATCATTTTAAAGGAAAGATTTATGGAAACTCAGTACTGGGCAACAAAGCCGATTGAAGAAATTGCTAAAACCGTTGAAGAGAAGTTTGACGGCTATCGCAAGTGGCTTACAGATAGCGGCTATCGTGAACGGATCATAAGCACGTACAATATGTTTTACGGGATCAATGAGGATGGCACGCTTCATCTTGAGAAAAATGATAAGAATGTCTCAAAGATCAACGTCAATCATTTTAAATCACTTGTCAGAAGGCTTCATATTCTTGTTACAGAGAACAAGCTTGCCTTTAGTGCCAGAAGCAAAAACAGCGACTCAAAAAGCTCAATCGAGAGTGATCTTGCCCGTGGTATTGTGGAATACTATAACGACGAAAAAAGTATGAACAGCACGCTGAGCGAGTCGGTTTTAGGTGCGCTTTTGATGTTTGAATACTACGTTTATGCGCCTTGGGATTATACCGAAGGCTTTGAGCTGGGTGTCGACGGCGGGGAAGTGATCAAAAGCGGGGACCAAAAGTTCGTCACGCTTTCCCCTTTTGACGTAGCAAAGAACACTGTCAGCCGGGATAATCCTTGGTACGTAGTTCGTGAGAAGGTCAATAAGTTTAACCTCGCTGCGCAGTATCCAGAGTTTGAAGTTGAAATTATCGCGGAAAGTTTGCCGGTGGATACCGATGGGCTCATGGAATATGAGAATGTCCATTCTGATGATGATAGCGACTACGTTTATAAATTCACGCTTTATCATGAGCGCACGCCGTCTCTTCCTACCGGGCGTCAAACTGAGGTTTGTGCAGGGCAGGTGCTTGCAGATAGTGAGCTGAAATATGATAAAATCCCAGTGTTCAGGATAAGCGCAGGTGACATGCTGCAGACGGTTTTTAAGGACTCACCGGCAGCCGAAATCGTTCCCCTGCAAGAAGCACTTAACCTGCTCATGAGTGGCACGGTAACGAACAACCTCAACAACGCGGTTCAGCTTTTATGGTCAGCGGATCCCAATCTTACGACTCGAAAGCTTTCCGATGGCCAGACGCTCGTAACAAGTTCAACGCCTCCTCAGGCCCTTAACCTCACAGGATCAGCAGCTGAAAACTTTAAGATGATCGATCTTATCAAAGGTGATCAGCAGCTACTTAGCGGAGTTTCTGACGTGGCGCGCGGCAATCCCAATGCTTCTTTAAAGTCGGGCACGTCGCTTGCGATCATCCTTGCTCAGGCGATTCAGTATGTAAGTGAGCTTCAAAAAAACTATGCTGCCTTGGCCTCCGATATCTCGTCATGCTTAGTCGATAACATCAAAAAGTTTCAGACTGAAGAGATGACAGCCTACATTGTTGGAGCTTCAAAAAAGGGCACGATTAAGCGGTTTAAAGCAGCCGATCTTATGGATGTGCAGCGTATCACCTGCAGCCTTGGCAACCCACTTATGCAGTCGCTTGCAGGACGTCAGGAAACAATGCAAAACTGGATGCAATATGGTGTGATGAAAGATCCAAAGCAGATTTTAAACTTTCTATCGACGGGCAATCTTGACGCGCAAATTGAAAGTGATTTTAGCGACGCGCTACTTATTGCAGATGAAAATGAAATGCTTCGAAAAGGTGAAAAACCAATCGCGCTGGTTACCGATATCCATGAGGAGCATATTGTTAAACATAACAAACTTAACTCTGAAAAAGATATTAGAGAGAACCCCACAGTCGGCGGCAATCTTAATGAACATATTCAAGATCATATTGACCTTATGCAGACAATGGATCCCGTGCTAGCAGCTGCAATTCGCGGTCAGCCTTTACCACCTCCACAGCCGGTTATCGATCCAAATCAACCTAATCCAACAATCGAGGGAGCTCGGATGCCTGATGTACCGCAAGGTACGCCTGAGCAAATGGCCGACGGCTACAATGAGCAGCTTGCTGAGATGCCACAAGAACAAGTAACAGAAGAGCAGTTTTAAGGAGAATAATATGAGTGACGAAATGAGTTCAATGGAAATTGGCGGCGATACCAGCCAAGATGACGATACTACTCCGAGTAGTACTCCGAGTATTACTCCGAGTAGTACGGCGACAGAGACAGAAGAGACTCCCGAAGGTGAGGCAAAAAAGCCCAAAGCCCCGGCAGTTCCCAAGCCCAAAGCCCCCCAGGTTAGGAAGTATAAGATTGGCGAAGAGGAGGTCAGCCTATCTGATGAGGATATCAAGCGCGACTATTCAAAGTGGAAGGCGAGCGATAAGGCTTTTCGTGAAGCTGCTGAGGCAAGAAAAGCGACTGAAGCTTTTATGAAGGCGCTGCAGGAGGATCCGGAAAAGATCCTCAGTGATAAGAGGATCCCTCTTGATAAAAGAAAGCTTGCCGAAAAATGGCTGCTTGAATCAATCGATAGTGAGCTGAATCCCGCTGATCCAAGGGATGCCAAGCTTTCTGAAACAGAAAAGCGGCTTAAAGAGTATGAGGAGCGCGACAAGAAGGCAGAAGAGGATAAGCAGACTCAGGAGTACGAGGCTGCGAAAGAGCAGCGCAAAACTGCTATCTCTCAAACACTTCTTAAGGCCATGGAAGCGACTCACCTCTCAGCTGATCCTGAAACTTCGGCTAGCGTCTTAAGGGAAATGGCACTTTACATGAGGGCATGCAAAGAGCGGGGCGAGAATGTAACGCCCGATCAGCTTGTTGAGCATATTCATAACCAGCGGTTCACCCAGTTCTATAGCCTCGCTCATCAGTTTCAAGGTGAGGAGCTTATCGAGTTCTTGGGTGAAGAGATTGTAAACAGAATCCGAAAGACAGATATTGAGAGAATCAGAAAATCGAGGGGCGGAGGTCAGAATCAAAGTTTCAGGGATGAAACGCGGGTGACAAGTTCAGCTTCTTCGCCTCGAAAAACGATGGATCCTTGGCAGGCAAGGGAGCACGCCAACAAAATCCTTTTCGGCAAATAAAACATCCGAAAATCTGCATTACTAGGTAGAGGCGCCTATCCTTATAGGACGCCGCCTCTAAAAATGTTGCTGCCTACCCGCTAAGGATGCCAGCCGCAAAGAGTTTAGTTTAATATTATTAATATCGTTAAATCATTTTATAAAGGTTAATACAATGGCAACTACCAATACACCTACTACGCTGGCCTCACGCCTCAAGGAAATTTATCCCGACGGCCCGACCGTGCTTGTTCCTGCAGCTAATGAGCTTGTCGGAAAAAGACTAAAATTCAAAAAAGAACTGCAGCACGGTGAAAAAGTGCGCTTTGATGTTCAGCTTTCTGGTGAGCAGGGCTTTTCGATGGGAACGGGCGAAATTACGCTGAATGGCTCAGTTGCTCAGGTTTCTGAGAAAGCCGAAGTGACTGGCTTTTCAATCGTGCTTCAATCAAACGTTTCTTACGACTTGATCAGCCGCGCGAAAACCAGCAAACAAGCTTTTCAAGCTTTCAACAACAGCAAGTTTATCCCAGCTGCAGAAAGCTTTAGAACTCGTCAAGAAATTTTGGCAATGCATGGCCGTCAAGGTATCGCGGTGGTAACCAGCGTATCAAGTCAGGTGATCACCATTACGCCAGCCTCTTGGTGTTCTGCAATGTTGCTGACTATGAAGGGCGCGACAATCGAGGCATGGACTGCAGTTGCAGGAAGCGGCTCACAGCATGACAGTGATCTTGTGGTAGGAGCTCTTTCGATCGCGAATAAAACCATTACAGTTGTTGGAACCTGCTCAAGTGTTGCTCAAGGTGACATTTTGTTCCTTAAGCATCAAAGAAGCGTGGGCCCAATCGGCCTTATGGATATTGCGAAAAATGTGGGCACTCTCTATAACATCTCAGCAGTAACCTATGAGCTTTGGAAAGCAAACGCTTACGACGTTGGCACTTCGGCTCTTACCCTTGGCAAAATCTCACTTGCCTCGGCTTTGGCTGCTGATAAGGGCTGCGCTGAGAAGCTGACTTGCCTTGTTCCTAACAAAGCTTTCCAAGGCATGATAAACGATCAGGCAGCTTTGAGAGAATATGGTGCAAACTATAACAGTGCCAAAGCTGAAAACGGCTTTGAATCGATCGACTTCCACGGTGCCACAGGAATCATCAGTATTTTGCCCTACATGTTCTGTAAGGAAGGCGAGTTTATCATGTTCCCAGAGCGCTACACTTACCTGATCGGCTCGGAAGAGATGACTAACCAGATTGGTAACTCTGGCGATATCTTTTTTGACCTTGAATCTACCTCAGCTAAGCAGCTTCGCTACTTTTCTGACTGGACAGTGTTTTGTGAGAAGCCCGGTTTCATCGTGTACGGTACACGTTCCGATGCTCTTGCTCTTCACACCTAAGATTTTTACTCTTCAATTTAAGGCATAACATAGTTCAAACGTGTTATGCCTTTTTAACTAAAAAAGGTTTAAAAACATGCCTACTTTAAATATTCAGATTAAAACTAGCAGAGCGGACGCAGCTGATTACACCACAACGAACCGTCAAAAATCGATGCGCAATATTTCAAACCTTGTGCTTGGAATTGCGGGTGGAATGATCGGCTCTTCAGTTGATGTTAACGTCGCTGAAGCGGATCCCGTAGCTGCGTCAGTTACCGCGACACTTACAAGCTGCGCTACGGATACGATTACAATCTTAGGTGTAACACTTACCGGTACAGGTGATCCAACGACCGAGGATCATTTTGAAACCGATGGGACTGACACGGCTGACGCGGCGGCACTTGCTGCAGCTATCAATGCTCACTCTGTACTAAAAAATCTAGTAGTAGCAACATCAGCAGTTAAAGTTGTAACAATCAAGTTTCTTGTCAAAGGTGTGATTGGAAACTACCTTCCTGCAGTTACAGAGTCAGGAACTACGATTGTAGTTGCAAACTCTGGAGTATGGGCGGGCGGCGCAGGCGGCGTAACATCGGCACCCACAACTTTCGCAAGCTAAAAAGGGGTATAATATGATTCAAAGAAGTACGGGCAATCCTCCGAATTTAAACGCTGTGATTGCCACAACTCAAAGTCACTTGATCGATCTTAATGGCCTTTCGGGTGTTTCCGTTCAGGTGACTGCTAGTGATGTGGCACCCGCAGCTAAAACTTTTGCAAGTTTAACCGCGGGCAATATCACGGCTAACACGATCACGATTGAAGCGCATGGCTATATCACCGGCACTAAGATTGCTCTTACAACAGGCGGCTCCTTGCCAGCTGGTCTATCAGCAACCAATTACTGGGTGATCAAGGTTGACGCTGATACGCTTAAGCTTGCAACTTCTCTTGCGAACGCCGTGGCGGGCACTGCAGTTGATATCACGGGCGACGGTAGCGGAATCTTGACAGCTGCAGCAGCAAGCGGCAACATTTTTAGGCTTCAAAAATCTAATAACGGCACCACATGGGTGAATTTATATGAGAGCGTTACGATAAACACTTTTGCCGTCAATAAGATATTTGGAGTGAACTGCTCAGGGTATCGCTATTTGAAGCTTCTTTATACGCCGTCGGCGGGTCAAATTACTTTAGCGGTGTCGGTAACGTCGATCATTTAAAAAAGGGTAACGATTATGTCAACGCCAAAAACGTGGGCCGGTCAAACTTTTAACTTGCCTCTTAATCGTGAGCCCAAGAGCTCAAATTGGGGCGTGGAAGTATCGAACTTTCTCATTCATATCGCAAACAAAGCAATCCCCAAAACGGGCGGGGCGCAGTCTCTTGAAACAGAGCTGAACTTTGGTAGCACTGCGGGGCTTGCGGCACTTTCTCTCAAGGGAGTTACGGGTACAATTGCAGCTTCGGGCTTTATCAGGTTAGCCAACGGCGTAGCTGATAACGGTAACGCAGTTGTTTGGAGAAACGCGGGGAATAGTGCTGATTTAGCTTTGAAAGCGAATGCCTCGAATCGACTTGAGTTTGACGCCGTGGCCGTGTCTACTATTTCATCAACAGACAGCTTTACAAATAAAACTTTAACCGATGCAACAAACCACATTTCAGCTGCAGTTCTTGACTCCGGAACCCTTCCCGATGCAAGGATTCAAGCGACAGGGGTTACTCAGCACGTTGGTAGTATTGTTCACCAAAGCTTAAGCGGCAAAGGTATTAACGACCACGCTGCGATTGACCTCGCTATCAGCGCATCTGCTAGCCACATTGCAAACGTCACAACTAACCCCCATAACGTAACAAAGACAAACGTAGGGCTTGGTAACGTAGACGATGTTAAGCAGCTTCCTAATAGCTACTTAGATACAGACAACACGCTAGCCGCTGACAGCGATGTTAAAGTCCCTAGTCAGAAGGCAGTTAAGGCTTATGCGGACACGAAAATCCCATCAAACTACCTTGATACTGACGGTACCTTGGCGACCAATAGCGACAGTAAAGTAGCCACACAGAAGGCTGTAAAAACTTATGCAATACCGCAATCAAGCCCGGTAGACGGCAAGTTTCTAAAATATACTACAGGCGGAGGTTTCGCATGGGACACGCCTGCCGGAGCAGGGGATGTTGTAGGCCCTGCATCGAGTGTCGATAACACAATCGTAAGGTTTGACGGAATAACTGGTAAAGCGATTCAAGGCTACACATCAGGCGCTCCTACGATAAGTGACACGGGTGTAATAGACCCCGTAGGCGGTTTCGGCACAACTACAAACGGAGCAGCTTCAGCTAGTACGTCAGGGCTTGTCACCACAGGAGCACAGACGATTGCGGGGGTTAAGACGTTTAGTGATGGGGTTAAAGTAAATAGTAGTTTCAGCGCATATCGCACGGGTTCTACGCAAGCTATCGGAGCTTCTTTTACAACTCTTATTTTTAACACGACACGATTCGATACATTGGGAGAATATAATACCAGCACGGGTATATTCACATCAACCAAAGCAGGTTTATACTATATTTCCTACGGCATAGGTACTTTAATGGGGGCGACAACCTCAGCTTTAAATGCCGGAATAATTATAGCGAATAGTGAGTCTGACGTAAGGGCGAATAATTATATTACAGATATGGGAGCGAGTAAATACCGGACGGTAACAGGAACGACAGTAGCGCAGCTAGTTGTAGGAAACACAGTCAGGATTAAGATGAGTTCTGCTACGGCAGATAGTGCAATGACATATACTGTTGGCACAGCTGATACTAGCTGGTTCACAATATATTATATTGGGGCTGTTTAACATGAAACCCAGCAACTCAATGCTCATTACATGCCTCTCCCTCGCAGCCCTGACCTAGTTGGGGAAATGTTTTAAAGGTTTTTAACGTAACGAAAGGAAATTAATATGCAAAGTTTACACGTCGGTTATAAGTTAAAAAAAGTTTCGGTAAGTTTTACGCGCCCTGCTGATACCACAGCTTACGCCGTAGGTGATTCAGTCGCGAACTCTACAAGTGCCCCGGTGCCTTTTACCCTTGATTTATCGGATATGCTAGCAGGAAACAGCTATCTGGAGCTTAGAAAACTAGTGGTAGTGAGCTCAGTAAAGCAGGCGACTCTTCCTCTTTTTAACGTGTTTTTATCAGCCGCAACTTTCACCACTTCAAACGACAACGCGGCTTTAGATATTGCCGACGCGGTGCAAGACGCGGGCGGGGCGTGGCTTGCTTGTGAAGTGCAAAATTATACAGCTAGTAACTCACGGTGCGCTTACGTCGGGATTCCTATTCCTATGGTCATGGAGGGAACGGATCAAAAAATATACGGCGCGATTCAAGCTGCGAATGCTTACACACCGGCTTCTGAAGAAAGATTTACCGTGATCGCATGGGTAGCAATTTTGTAAAAAAGGGGTTAAACATGCATTTTTTCTTTACGGGCGGTAAAACAAAGCAAAAGGCAATTCTTGATCAATTATCTTTTGGAACAGGCTACGCATATAGTCTTAGAAAAATGACGAGTAAGGCTACTAATGCGATCAAAGTTAGGCGATCTTCAGACAACACTGAGCTTGACATAGGGTTTTCAGGCAATGACTTAGATACTACTTCTCTTCTTAGTTTTGTCGGGTCAGTGAATTTAATAAAATATTCTGAAAATATCACAGCGACAGGTTGGTCGAGCGCAGAGGGCGGTGCTACTGCTTTAGCAGGTGCTGGAATAGCTCCAGATGGTACGCAAACAGCAGGTTCTATAACATACCCATTAACAACCAGCAAATGGAGGTACGCGGCAACTGGATTAACGGCGAACACACAATATACGTTTTCTATTTGGATTAAGGTGGAGACTGGAACATTTAAATTAAAAATTTCTTCTACAGACACAACAACGTGGGTAACAGCAACGGTATCAGATGAACTAACTATAAATACCGGCTGGGTTAAATATAGCCTTACTTTTACTACTCACGGAACTCAAACAGTCGCTTCATTCATTATCGGTGATGAAAATAAAAACTCAGGTTATAACTTGCCAGCTACCGGAACAATTTTAGCTTGGGGAGCGCAATTAAATGAAGGTTCTTCTGTTGGTATTTATAATCGAACGAACGGTGGAATAGGTGGTGATGGCTATGTCGTTACTTGGTATAACCAGTTTGGTGGCGCGGTTAACCCGACACAAGCAACAGCAAGTGATCAGCCTAGAATTGTTTCAGGAGGAGTTCTTTATCTACAAGGCGGTAAACCTTCAGTTGAATGGACTACACCGACTCAAACAAGCATGGGCTTATTCTACACAACAATACAAACAAGGCAAATACTCTCAGTTTTTTCAATGGGTGCTGGAATTGGCACTAATAGTCGGTTAAATGGTGGTTTAAGAATTCTTGCGTCTAATACAACTTGGGTCGATGCATTTTTGGATACTAATGGAGTAGCCGTTGGATCTTTAAACAGCGAAACTTTAGTAGATTTTGATACTATACCAGTTATTCAGACGGCAACAATTACACCACTTCAGATAATTAATTGTCAAAGTTCTACTGCAACCTCTATCGGGATGATTATAGGTAACCTTGGAGGTCTTGCTAGAAGTTGGTACGGCGGGATATCTGAAACAATATATTTCAGTACTGTTCTATCACCTATAGACACAGGAAAACTTTTAAAAGATCAATCAAAATATTACGGGGTAACTCTTGTATGAAATTACTACCTATTGGAAGGCTAGCTGGTGAAGCGAGAAGTCGTGAAGAGGCTGCAAAACGTGGTTGTGGCGGTGGTACAAGCATGTGGTGGAGTGTTATCGATGAAGGAATTATAATTTATTCTGATGATGCTATGGACGGATTTACTGAAGAAGAGATAGCAGCGGTTACGGAATATAGTTTTCCAGAGGAGCCATAAAATGGATGATACAAAAAAAATGGATCTTGAAAGCCTCGATGAACTGATCAGTTTATGTGAGGATAAAATGGTAAGTCCTTTTCGCAAAAAAAAGGAAGATGAACCGGGTGAGCCTGAAGAAGTAGAAGAAAAAGAAGAGAAACCCGATCTTTCCGATATGGACATGGATGATTTAATCGAGGCATATGAGTCAGCTAAAACCAGAAAAGAGGATTAAGCTATGGCTTTTGATACAACGCGACTTGTCAACCAAGTTGTGCAAAGAGGATGCCTCCCAGAGGGACGTTTTAGCGATCAGGACATTTTGGACTTGGCCTACGACTGTCTTTTATCTGAGATTGTCCCGATCATTCTGGATGCAAGGCAGGATTTTCTTGTAACCTATCTCGATATTCCTGTTATAGCCGGTCAAGTCTCTTACCCAATCCCGACGCGAGCCATTAACGGAGTGGTGAGAGAGCTTAAAATTCTTCACGACTCGCAAATTATAAATTTAAAGCGCTGCACCGTTGAGGATATCGACGATAGCAATTTAGCTGATATTCCAGACACTTTTTACATTGTTGGAAACGATATTAACCTTTATCCCGTGCCGGCACTATCGGGCTCCGTGACTTTAAGAGTTTACTATTTTATGAGGCCCTCAAGACTTGTTCCTGTTATTGAAACGGCGCGTATTACAGCAATAGTTGGCAACGTGCTCAGCATTACGACGCCGACGGGCTGGACAACAGCAAACTCATTTGATCTTGTTCGGGGTAGGGCTCATTTTGATGTTATTTCTATGGATCTTACTGCGCTTTCTGTAGCCGATAGCTCGGTAGAGTTTTCAGCCGTGCCAAGTGGTTTAGCGGTGGGTGACTATATCGCACTTGCAGAGGAAACTTGCTTTCCGTTTCTGCCGCCCGAAGGTCATGTCACGCTGATGCAATCAGCAGCCACGGCTTGCCTAGAGTCGATCGGGGATCCTGCAGCAGCGAACTCAGCCGCAAAAACAACTCTTCTTCTTGAGAACTTTAAGCGGGTGCTTTGCGTAAGAGTGCAGGGCGAAACAGCGTTAGGGACGCCCTTAAACTAAGGAAAAAAAGATGGCTCAAAGTTTAATACTGGACCAAAAAGGGCTCTACACCTATGGTAGCCCGCTGAGTGCGCCGACGGGTAGTCTTTCTATGGGACTTAACGTTAACATTAACAGGAGCGCGATTATTGAACCGAGAAAAGGGTTTGATCAGCTGCTGGCGCTTCCTACTTCCACCGAGCGGGTTAAAAAGCTTGTTTTTTGGAACGGCGGGATGTTTTCTCACCATGGCAGCACGTTTTCTTTTTACGATGAGGTGACGGGCTATGCTTCGCGCGGCTCTTTAGTAGCTCCGACAAGTGCACCCACGATTCAAACCGTCAACAGTCAGAACAAAAACCTTTATCTTGCGAGTTCAGCCGGGCTTATGAAGTCGGATGCCCTTGCGACTACCATTTACGCGGCGGGGATCCCGCGCGGCACGATTATTGATCTTACGCTACTACTAACAGGTGGAACGGCGATAGCAGCAGGAAACTATGTCACTTACCGTTACGTCATAGGAAAAAGGGATGCAAACGGCAATTTTCAATATGGCGGGGTAAGTGGTAGATTTACGCTTAAAAATACCAACGCCGCGGCTCAAAATGCTACAGCAAAATGTTGGCTACCTGTCGGGCTTACAACCTCACATTTGATTCAGCTTTACCGAACCAAGGGCTTTGCAAGCGTAGCGACAAACGAGGAGCTTCAGCAGTGCTACGAGTCGCCCTTA